ATGGCAGCATTATCACTAACAATTTTCCCATCAAAACCCACGAAAGCGGGGAAGTTCCCAATTTTCATTTGTATCTACTCCAAAAATAGTAGAGAATACATCAAAACAGAGTATCAGCTTGACGATGCTTGTCAATGGTACAACGGTAAAGTTGTCGCCCGTAATGATGCGGCGATGGTAAATAAGCGCCTACTTTTTGAACTCAAAAAGTATAAAGAACGATTACAGTATATCGATAATATCGATTACTATTCAGCCAAGCAAATCAAAGCTATACTCATCCAACAAGATACGACCGTACCTGATGTACGCACCTTCAATGAATTCATGCGCCAACGAATAAAAGAAATCCGGGAAGAGGGTCGGGAAAGCTACGCCAAAATGATGGAAGATACCATGAAGGTGTTTGATGCGGCAGAAGGTGATGTGCCTATGGTCATCATGAATCACATCACCGTTGAACACTTTGACCGATGGATGAAACTGCACGGGCATACTGATGGCGGCCGACAGATCAGATTATGCCACATCAAAGCCCGGGTAAATGAAGCTATCAAACTTGGTTTGCTTCGATGCGATAAGCACCCCTTTGCTTACACTACTATTCCGACGCCGGAACCTCGGGAATTAGACATTCCCGTCGAGGCAGTCAGGAAGATTATCAATGCAGACGTATCACACAGCCGGCAACTAACATTGGCCAAAGACATGTTTCTAATTTCATTTTACCTCGGCGGAATAAACTTCGCTGACCTTATACAAATAGACTTCTCAGAGGAAGAAATCAGCTATATACGTCAAAAGAGTAGCGAACACAAGAAGAAGAACCGAAAAATCAAAATTAGCATTTGCCCGGAAGCTGCCTATATATTAAATAGGTATATAGGGCAAAATGGACTACTGGAGTTTAACTACAAATATACTTCCAAGAACTTGCAATGCTACATCAACAAGTGCCTCAAGCTTCTGGCCAAAGAGCTTAATATTAAAGGTAGTCTGACCTATTACTCTGCTCGCAAAACATTCGCCCAATTTGCAGCTGAAATAGGTATCCCCTATCCTATTATAGAGTATTGTCTAGGTCATTCCATCAAAACAGGAATCACCATCAATTCTTATGTCCGGGTAAAACAGTACCAGGCTGATGCGGCAATACGTCGAGTAATAGAGTACGTAAATGATCCGGAGGCATTCAAACCATATATTGAGATGAGAAATCAGATGCAAATGATGGCAATGATGTAAAGAAACAAGGGGTGGCTTACTCTGCCGCCCCTTCTACAAATTCCTTTAACCGATAAATTCTTAACGGAAGGTCCATAACACTCCCAAATAAAAGTTACTTTTTATTATCTTCTTCCGTTTGAGATTTTTTTTGCTTATCTTGTTCTTGCGCTAACGTAATTTGACGATTGATTTCATCAAGAATACTATCAGCAACACGATTTACCATCGATTCCATTTCTTTCTTCGACATTGCATCAAATTCATCATCATCAAGCTCTGATGTATTAAACATTTGATTACTTGAAATTCCTCTTTTATAAATGTACATAGCTTCCATAATCATTTTTTATAATAGTTCGAGAAAAACTGATGATTTAATTCTTTCTGGAAATAATGTTTTCGCTTTATCCAAACAAAACCATCACTTTTCGATATTATAGCCACATCTACAGGACCACCAACAGATTCTTCAGATGACATCATTCTTCTCTTTAAAAATGTAAGAGATATCAAACTTTCTGCCATATCTGCCATATCCTCCTTTTCTAAGTATGCAACAGTATCAACAAGTGGGGAAATATATTGTTTACCGATAACATCATCAATAGCATTATCAAACACTTTTTTAATTCCCGATATATCAAGATTTTCAATTGCAGTAGATAAAACTGTATTTTGATCTGAAATTTTAATAGTGTTCGAGACCAATCCAGAATAAGCTTTTAAAGATTTAAAAAACAATTCACTGATGAAATTTTTCACACTCGGATCTATTCCAGTTAATATAGTTTCCATCACATCAGTTTGAGCAAATGGACATATAGCAGCAGAATTACTTTCAGAAATTATAGCTTCTGATTGATGATCATAATAATATCTTAGCACTCCATCAAAAGCAATTGCAATATTAATAGGCATTAAAGAAGGAAATATTTCTTCTTTTCCATAACCAACAAATACAAGTCCAGTATAGCCTACAATATTTTTACTCGACTTGAGCAATAAATAGAAGACATGTTTTGTCAAATCAAATAATTCTTCTGGAGCGCCAGTCTTATCAATAATATATTCATATAAATCTTTAAATATATCAGTGCAATACTCTTGAAACCTTTCAAAAGTGTAAGATGCCAATCCTTCACATTGATGATGCTGCTCATAAAAAACTTTCAATGCATTTAACCTATCTTTGATTGTCTTAAATAAATAAGATTTACTTGAATCAGTTACCTCACCACCAATTTGGGTAATGGCCCTACTCTCTATTTCTTGATAAAATTTAAATAATTGAAAACGCAAATATTTCTTTTGAAGTTCATCAGAACTAAAAAAATGATTATCAGTTAAAAACTGAATAAAGTCAGATATATAACCTGACACTGAATCAAAATCATTATCACCGAGTCTATCACGGTACAATTTTACAATAACATCCCATGGAGTTCCCAAAAATGAAGATGAACTATATATCATAACAGCTACCGGATGGAATTTGGATAATGTAACAATCTTAGTGGCTTGATTTAAAACCTTACGTCCTAATGCTCCATTTATAGTAGCAGCACTGTCGGCTGCAATGGCTATTGCATGTTTATTTAATACTCCAACTATTGCTGTCATTTCACTATGCTTTTCATGTTGAGAGTACAAATTGAAACATTTTTTTTGTAACTGAAAAGAATTAATAATTATTTTCCTACCACATAAACAAATTATAGCTAACACCTACACCTGCATACCAGCCACATGGATAACCATAACCGACTTGCAAGCCCAATCCCAAACGTTTCTTCTTCGGTGTAATGGTATGATAGATGTCATTCCTCACCGTCTGATACACCGTCTTAGGAAATACCATCAAACTATCCAATTTCGGCCGATATCCGCTCACCCATGCCCGGTAAAGACTATCCTCATAATACGCCTGTTCACGTAGTACAACAGTATCACCAATACGCATAGTATCTGTTAGCCGGATAGTCAACAGAGGAGCCATAGGTGGAGAGATAAGTAACGTATCAACCTTTACAACGGTCTTTACCTTCGTCTCGGTATGTATTTCTGCCGGCAAAGGCTCATGCGGACGGAACCAGGCAACCACACAAGCCACAGCCAACAATATGACTAATATCCAAGGCAGCTTCTTCATAGTTTCATCCTTTAAAGTAAACCACTTTACCTTTCTTCCCATCGTTTCTCATGTCAAGATGTACCCAAGTAACATCCTGCTCCAGTCGGATAGGATAAGGCAAAAGAACCTGATTAACTTTTATCCAGTTCCTGGCTTCCAACGCAGTCATGCCTTTCACATCAAAATCTACCGCCGTTCCTTGGCTATGAGCTGACATATAGACCTTTTCAAGTCTCGTCTTCTCGGCCACGAGACTACATACATTACAGCGAAGTCCCCGCTGGGTGAGATTACCACCAATCTGCCAATTATTGACATGAATAGGCTTACCTAGTCTTTCCCGGATAACAAGTAGTGTCTCCAGCAATCGATCATCGAAGAACTGCCAAGCATTATCACCGAACTTATTATACACATGTTTGCATACAAGTTCCTGAACGTCGAAATAATCTCTAATACTCATTTCTGCACCTCCTTTATTTTTTTGATTAATTCCAAAGCGTCTTTCTCCGATGCACACTTAACGATATTGGCTATCACTCCGGGTAACTCTGCCGCATGGCTACGCTTTCTCTTATTATGTTCCCATACACTCCGAAACTCAATAATCAATACACCAACTGTGATGATGATTGTCATGTATGGCAATACATACCAAGTAAAGAGCAATCCCAATGTGTCAAACATCAATCCAAACAACATCATACGCCAGTAGTCACCAGCCTTGGCAAATGTCCGACGCAATCCCTTGCTGTCGACCTTCTCTTTCATCACTCTCGCAGTCTGTACGCCATCCCACATATCAATCAGTACGGAGATGAACATTACTAACCAGCACATCAATGTCACCCCGATATGACGATATAGGTTAGTCAAATCCAACGCATGTAAGAAATCTAATACATCTTTCATTTTCCTTTCACTATTTTAATTATTAATACTACCTTTGTTATCAGATTGGTCTTAACGGTCAATCTGATACATGTCGTTATCCCGCCTCGCTTGTGAAAAGTAAGACGGGATTTTACTTTATTACGATTTTGAATAATGCTTGGTCTGCTCGTTATTCTTGTAAAATGTCAAACCGTTAGAAGGAATCAAATAACAGGAATAATCATCAGAACCTACTTTTTGAGAACAAAAGATTGTTCCACTGTCTATTGAAGTTTCATTATATAACACATTATCTACATATCTACGCAGCCTAAGTCGTGGAAGATAATTAACAATACCATTCCATTCGCTTTCAAAAAAGCTCAAGCTCCCAACTTCTATACCGTCTTGAGTGTACATTTTGAGACTATTAGTAACCGGGTCTATTTCTATACGAGTACCATTCGAGGAAGTGGAAATCTTACCTACTATCTCTATTTCTCCATTTTCTTTAATTCTAAAAGAATCATTGGGGGACTTTATATTCTTGAAGACTCCACTTGTCGCATTTACCTCACCATTGAATTTATACTTCCTGTTTTCAGGATCAAGCTCAAAAATGACTTCATTATCCACCAAAGCGAAGATACCGGATCGTTCAACTCCATCAATTGTAATGCACTTATCCCCCTGGACTATGCCGGTCAAAATCGGTTCCTCGGCTGTTCCGGCATTCTTCCCCGTAAACAGCTTCGGAGATATCATATACTCGCTGCCTATCTGCACTTTATTGGTATCCCATCCTACAAGCCAATCGGGTACATTTGACATAACTTTGGAGATTGAACCCTCAGTGAGCAACACATAATCAGGAATTGACTTTTCATAGGTCTTCACCGCAATACTGTCATATGCCGATGATATGTCGAGGGATATATTTATAAAGTTAAGCGATTCTAAAGGTTGACTGGAAAGTACTTCAACACCTTCCTTTAAATAAGATATACGCCATTTTTCAGGAGTATAATCTTCCTTAATATTTCCACTAATACGGTATAACTTAGCTATGACAGTATTTCCCGAAATTGGGACACCATGTATGTCGCACGGGATATCATTAATCCGAGTGCCGTTCATATAGAACTCTATCTGAAATAGAACGGCATCCTTTCCGTCTGCACCTTTCAGGTTTTCCTTAACTTCAGGGGAAAGATTATCCCAGCCAAGGATCACATCTCCCATCGTGCACACGTACTTTTTCTTGTCTGCGTCCCACTCCCAAGAAATCGCACCACCGGCAAGTTTACCGGATTTATCCGCTGCAAACCGGGCGGAACCGTCGCCAAATTCAGCTGTTCCATCAGGATAGATGCAATAAACTGTATGTCCGCTGCTATCTGTTCCTTTAATCAAGCCATTCTCGCAATAGAAGCCTTTTAAACCATTTGCACCGGGTATATCACCACCGATACGCATTTTTACGCAGCCGGCAAAACTTTTACTATTAATGCCAAAGAGAATGTCAATGGCGGGTTGTCCGCCTTCGTCCGCATGAAGATAGATAGCTGATTGTCGATTTATATTAATAGTATTACCAAACTGTATAATTTCATCACCTTCAGTTGGTATAGACATATCTGATAATCCGGAGACTACTGCTTCCATGCCATCTATATAATCAATACTTCCGGAAAATTCACTAACAGGAATTACAATCGTATCAACGCCATCTATCTTGCGAATTTCCGATATCTCTACCCAATAACCTTTTAATGTTCCATTTTGCCAATTCTGACAACGAAGGATATCATGAGCGACGAAGGACATTTCATCTTCTTCAATAGTGATGAACCAATTTTGCTTTGCATCATCCAATATGGCACTCTTTATCTTACCGTTTGCCTGAGTGATTCCAAGAGCTCCTTTTACAGCACGTATCTTCTGGATCAAGAGTTCAAAAACCGTCATCGTTTCACGCACAACAATAGAATCTATTTCAAGCTTCCATTTTCCCGATACATACTCCCATATTTTCCATCCGTGACCTGCGAAGCCGGACATGAAATCTTCTACCACTTCTACCACATATTCTCCGGCAGCATTCAAGATTTGCTTACCAGTTTTCTTTGCCGAAGCAAGCATACCTACAATCTTTGCTGTACTTAATATAGCCATAACTATAGTCTTATTATTTCAATCAAATTAACTCCAGGCACATAGTTCACGCCTAAAGTGTTCCAGAAATACACATCCAATAAGCCATCGCTACCAACTGTTACGTTGTCAATCTCAACGAACTGAGTCATATTGTTCAGTGGGCTAAATGAAATATTTGTCTCTACATTGTTAGCCGAATAGAATACCGACGGAAATTGGTCTGACGGAAGATCCCTGTCACAAGAAAGCAATATTCTTACTTTATAAGTTCCTTCGGCAAATGCTTGAAACCGAAGCATAACCTTCAAACCGGTATTACTACCTGAATTGTATCTGCTAATGTACTTGGCAGGATATACACCGCTATCGTCTACATTAGGCTGACGTACATCTGTATTAATGGCTGACCGGTCCACAGTAATCTCACCGGGATAATCAGCTTTTCTTTTTAAGTAGTTACCGACTTCATTGCCGCTGGCATCCTTCAATATATTAGTTGTATAGTTAGTTCCTTGCACAATCGACATATAATTTATGATCTCGCCATTGACCGTATCATAAGATATATTATTGCCAAGTTGAGCGAATGAAACGATAGTCTTTCCAGCAGTACCGCTGCCGCCTTCTTTCTGGAAGTTGCAAGTTATTGTTTTATTACTCTGCACATTATTAACGGTCGCTGTTCCGGCATTAGTTCCTACACCGGTACTCGTATCAGCGCCACTCCAACTACCGATAACATAACCATCGTTAGCCTGTGCGTTAACGCTTGCCTGGCCTCCCTCGGCAACATCCTGAACGGCCGGTGTCACAGTACCGTATGCAGTGTTATTCGCCTTTCCCGTTACTGTATAAGATACGGCCGGACGTTCCGAATACAAAATAGATGATGATTTAACTTCCGACTCACCAAAACTGTTTTTAACCTGCACGTATACAGTCTTGGATGCATAACCAGATGAAAGTTGATAAGAAAAAGTTTTCGATGTGCCGACAATCCAGCTTGCACCGGATAAGTCGGAAGTCTCACCAACCTTGTAATGGGTAAGTCCGCCAGTCATATTGAGAGTTATAGAAACCAACTGTTCGTAAGTAACCGTTACGCCATCATTGATTGATATCGAATTGAGTACTGGAGCGGTTTCATTCACGGATAACCTTGCGACAAACGGAGCCTTCAAAATATCCTTCAACTGATTCACGAAATAGTAAGCATCCGTTTTATCTTCCTCTGACAATGTACTTTCAAATTTAGCCGTATACTTCTCGGCACATTCCAGGAGCAACTCGTTGAAATTCACATTTACAAGCATTCCTGAACCATGAGCCGCATAGCTATATCCGAATATATTGTCGGAAACCGTGAACGCATCCACGGAGGTTATTCCGGATACCAGGAATGACAAGTCCTTAAAATAATAGTTCTTAGAAAATGGAACCAATATTTTCCATGTGACAGTATTGTCGCTTACTACCTTTTTAACAACCGAACTTAACCGCATACAGATGTATTCATAAACTTCATCCCAGGAAGCAACCCAGAGACTGTCATCACCGCCTTTGCCATACAAGTTATAAACAGTCTCTAACAATTCTATCCGAGTCAAATCAACCCGGTGAGAGGTTATGCCCACCCAGTATGGATTATCGCTTATGTGTTGTTCCGCTAATTCCGCCAACTTCACATCATTAGCTGAGGAGTTGGTTCCGCCATAAGTCCTTTTCTTATATAATGATCCTGTTGACTTCAGATATATCTTTTCCAGATGATGTAATGAGCTGCGGTAGAAATCAACGATAGGAGATTCATCAGCAGCAGTAACATAAGCACTATTACCATCAGGCAAACCCATGATCTTCATGCGACGATTGATTTTGCTCAAAGTTTTCTCATAATCTGCCACAAAGCCTTTCTTTATTTCATCCGGCTTCATTTTATCGTATATTCTTTCGTCAACATTGTGGTAAAGCATAGAAACACCCCAATCCTTTATCAAATCAAGCTCATCCCAGGTTATATATATGCTATTAGTGCTGGTATCCTTGATAAGCCCATCCGGATTATATTCGTTTCCCCAAGTTGGCCATAATGCAACACTAAAACCGAAACGGCGATCATTGCCGCAGCCGTCAGTATACACCAGCGGATATTCTGGTGTATAACCGGTTGTCGGTGTGTTGCCTAGATGGAAAAACTCGCTGTCATCAATCCATTTTTGATTGATTCTTCGCCAGATACGTGCATAGGCCCCCTCCACAGAGTCATCGGCCGTATAGGTAAATGCAAAATGCTTGTCATATTTAAGAGGTGCAAAACTCAAGTTTACAGAATCCGCACTAACACCAGAAGGAAGAGCAATACTAAATTCGATAATCTCTCCTGCGAGTTTAAGATATTCGAGGGTCAGCATCAAGGTTGAACCGGCCGGTATTGCAGACTTGCATATCACGGATAACTTTGTCTCAAAGTCTTCCGTTACATACATCTGTTTGACTTCAATCGATCCCGGATAGAACTTACCGGCAGAATCTTTCACGGTTATGTTTTTAGCCGCTAAATACATATTATTACCCAACGGAGAATCGCTTACGGTGTACTCTTTTTCAGCCCCTACAGAAGTAGGAGGTTCGGATAATGACACGGTACAAGAATAGATATCATGTTCCTCCCCATTGAGTGCATAAGAACCAATTACTTTTTCTTCATCAGATATCCAGATACCGCCGGAAGCGCCCGATATCCCTTCAAGATAATCAACCCTCGTAAGGAGCTGTGCCAGATTCTGTTTTTCCGAATTAGTATAGTCATTCGTTGAAAGCCCTTTACCGGCTATGCTATCCTGCTTGGAGTTCACTGCACTAACCATTTCGTTAAACTCGCTGGCAGAAAGCGTATCGCCTGTATTTTTGGTAGGAATATTTATATTTGCCATATTCTTTATTTTTACGTTATACCAATGCAAATGAGAAAGTATAAGGAAAGCCGGATGAAGGAGGTGTTACACCACCTTTAATAACAGATATAGGTACAAAGACCATTTTCTGTATCCTTTTGTCATAGACAGGAATAAGCATATTATCTTCATCTATACTGCCCGAAAACAAGGTTGGTGCGACATAGCTCCATTCGTTCTGTCCCATGACAGGAAGAGAACCAATCGGAGCAATATCGACTGCCGAATTCACATTATTAAGATCACCAAATGATAAATCAGAAGTTTCGGCTGAAAGCTCCACGATCGCGTCTTCATCCTCTTCGATAAGCGTGTCGATATCCTCTTCAAGCAAACAGCTTATCAGTGCGGATGGGGTGTTTTGTTTCGGAAGACGAACTATAAGTCCTTTTTCAACGACAGCACCACCCAATAGTCCTAATAAATGGTTGGTGAAATCTGTCTTGTCTTTACGAAGGAATATTTTTTTCAGTTCCTCGTTATTAGTTGCAATTTCAGCCAGTACTCGTAAGGCTGACATTACATCGGTATCTTTTACTTCCCCGGTTGCAGTATTCTGTAACAACAGGCGATTGATCAGGTTGCCATCAATCTTAATCCCTTTTAGAAAGTCGACAATCGCAGAGACCTCGCTATCGTCCACCTTACTAATAAATTCTTTCAATGCCCGAAGCGAAGACATCACATTCTTATCCGTCAGCGATTTGATATCATCCTTTTTCACGATATCGACACCTTCACCGCCACCTTGGATGATGGTAGAACCGCCACCTGTACGCGTCACGGAAGCCCCAACCGGATATTTCTCCGATCTGGGCTTTGCCGGTGCGGTGGATGATATTATAGCTACTTTCCTCATACTTCAATCATAATGCATTCAAACCGGTTCATCTTATAATCTATGGAGCCACCGGCATTAATGAATTTCTTACCAACCAAAAAAGTGTCGGACAATCTTGTTATCGGAGATAAATCCGCACGCTCTTTTATTTCCTGGGTAAGCTTAATACGGGTGGCACTATAATGATTGATGCAACGGGTGATCATCATCTCCTCGGGGCGGATTGTATCGTCTAGGATACTGTTATATAGGTTGTCTTTCAGATAATCATTGCCTAACATGACCTTACTGTAACATGCCCCATCCTCATTATAGGAGGATATTTTAAACTCGATCTCGTCCAGCTCGTTGATATAATTTTCATTGAGGACGTTTTCGTATGTACGATCTGAACTATTATCCTCCTTTTCTATTTCTGGTGTCCCTTTATACAATTGAAGCTTTAAATTACGCATGAAAGTATAATAGGGATATCTCTTTATTTTCCCGCCTTCCCCGTAATTATTAGGCATCGGCCTTAATACGGTTAGTTCTATTTTTCCCAATAGATGATCCTCTTTCCTGATCGGTATGGCATATCCTTCGGAGTCTATATTCATGCTATACTTGACATTGTTTTCAAAGTTATTCCAGCTATACCATATTTTCGACTTGTTATATCCACCGCATCTTATAATGAATCTTGTCTCCTCTTTTACCCATTTACTGCCATTCCAGTATTTATCACCGATCTTCAACTTGAATTTGCAGCAATTATCACCGGCAACATTATTCCAGTTTCCGTCACCTTCCTTGCCCGGATCAGTATATAATGAATCAGACTGAAAATATTCTCCGCTCAGCAACAGATAACTGGTCGCGCCTTCATCCGGTGGAGATATGACGGTATCCACCAAGTAGTCAGGATTGATCTGTAATACAGGAATATCATTGTTTAGGAATATCGTTAAATCGTCCAGTAAACTATAATTCTTATTACTTAGTCCCATGCCGATAATCAGGATATCTTCAAATCTTAACGTTGAAGGTTCGCCATCAGCCCATTTGTATTTTGACTGTTTGGCTATCAATGATCCGATATTGTTGATAACTGCATTATCCGCATTACTTCCCATTGGCTCCAGGTCTACGTTGATTTGCTGCAATGAATCCTTATCACTAAACAGGTTGTTAAATCTCTTATTCGTGTAGAACTTTACAAAATGAGAATACTTGTCTCCATCAATTTTTCGATAGTACGGGCTATCTTTAATCAAAGGATTTAATAAAGATGAGTCGAACAAATCCGGAATCAAGTCTTCCACAGCATAGTTACTGCATGTCACAGTCGCCTTGTTGTAACCCGGAAGAACATCCAGCGAATGGTTTGATCCGGCAAAGCCTATATCTTGAACCAACAGCTCGTTTATCCGGGCATCAACTTTATTTCCTAATCCGGAATCATATTTATGATATGTCCCGGTGTGGTCCACGTCAACAAAATAAATATCACCCTTCCAGTCCGTGCAGGTCCAGTTAAGGAATTTACAAACTTCCTCTAAAACTTCCTTTAACTTCATTGGCTTATCGTCTTCATCGAAGAAATTCTGTTCACTCAGTGTCATACCGGCAAGCACATTTTCTTCCGTAGAATATGCCTCCTGGCTGGATGCATACACATGAGGGATAAAGACAGAATTATATTGTCCGGAAGCTGTAGAAATACACCGTTGTAATAAATGCCATATAGAAACAAATGCTTTACTTTTCCCTTCAATCGTATAGTCTATAAATTCCAATACAGACATAGCGGATATACATTCTATTTCCAAGACGAATGTCTCTGATGCGTAATCTTGTGTATAGAGTTCCGGCTTGATGAAACCGCACCAAGTTATAACACCAGCTTTCTTGAATGTTACCCGATATTGCCGGTATTCTGTTGAAAACAAGGTTTGCAGGTAATCATTACCGACAACCTGTAATTTTGCTGTTGAAAATCGGGTAGGTGTGTAAAGAAACTCTTCGCCCTCTATATCTACTGTAAACGGGGTAGCACCGGCGGTTAATTCCGTCGGTGTACCTTCATATCCATCTTTTTCGATTTCCACCACACAAGGAATATTATCCAGCGTGGCGAAAGGAACTGTGTAAATCAAACTATAGCTCATAATTTCTTTCCGGTTGATTTCATATAGTTTTTCAATGAGAGATAGATATCGGAACCACGCACCTTATCGAACCCGATATGGACTGATTGCCCTTGCGAGGAACCTATTTTACCCGAATTGATAGCTTCGAACAAATTAGATTGCTGCCTACCGTTCAAAATCATTTCTCCGGCATTAACCCGGGCTAGAATCTTGTCACCTGAAGATGGTCCACCGGTAACAATGCCGCCGCCTGCAAACTTAGGGATTACGGCAAAAGCAGCTATAGCTGCGGCAATGGCACCTCCAATGGCAACAATGTTCCAGGGAAATGGCAAACTCGCAGCACTCGCACCGGCAGCACTCGCACCTTTAGCGGTGTTGG